TAATCCAAACCAAGTTCAAGTTCTGATTTCCTGATTAGGACTTGACATTAACTCCCCACGGGTGTATGCTTGTGGGGAGTTTCTCTATTGCTATGTCCCTCATCTCTCAGCAAGACCGTCAAATGGTCATTGAAGCACTTGAATTTTACATCTATAGAATGGAGCAAGATAACTGCAATGCTGCAGCAATCTATGCTTATAACACTCTAAAAAACTGGATTGAGCTGGAATATTACAAACACGAACCTCTTGAGGTCAGAGAATCCTAACAATCTCCAAGTCAAGGGCGGTTTCCCCCCTTGACTTTTCTTCATGTCTCCTATATAATGTTACAGTTCGTTACAATAGGACAATGACTGTTACAACAAATGAGCGTGGGCAGCAAAATATGTTTGCTAAAGAACCCACTATGTATTATGAAAACTACGGAATGTATACCCCAAACGAAATTAAAGAGCGTACCAATGGTCGCTGGGCGATGATGGGGATTATTTCTGGGTTCATTTCTTATGCCATTACTGGCAAATTTTTCTTCGGAATCTTCTAAGGAGGTATTAAAATGGAAAAAATCTTTACTGAAGCAGCAGAGCGTCTAAATGGTCGTCTTGCGATGCTAGGATTCGTAGCAGCAGTTGGTGCTTATTTCACCACAGGTCAAGTCATCCCAGGAGTATGGTGAGTGACTGAATTTTTATTTACAATTACAAGCATCAGTTTTCTGGTGCTTCTATTTCACTCAGTTAACAACTTAGCAGAAACTTACTAAAATGATACTCATAGATATCTTTATTGTCTTATGTGTATCTGCGATTATTATTAAAACTTCTTTAAGTTCATAATAATTTACTCTATCCCTAAATAAGGGGTAGAGTTTTTTTGTTTATGCCCAGAAACCAAGTTTCATTAGACGAAATTAAAGTTTTTGTTGAAAAACTGAAGGATGAAGTAGTAAGGGACAACTCTTGTGGAGAGTGTGCTCATAAATATTTGAACAAGGTTTTAGACAAACTTAGAGAATACAGGTACTGAAAAATGCAGATAGACCTTCATAACTTTTTTAAGTTTTATGATGAAAAAAATCCAAAGCACGTTGCCGCAGTAGAGCAACTTGAAAAGGATTTGCTTGCGAAAGCATCAGACCTAATGCAGGATGAGGCAAGTTGGGTAATTACTTATAGAACACCTAATACTCCTCCACAACCTCAAGGGGTTCTAAATGTTCCTTGGTTTCCACAAACAGATAATTATACTCAACCAGATAGAACCTGCAATTCTTCTTCCTGTGCGATGTGCCTTGAGTATTTCAAACCAGGCACACTCGTAGGACCGCAGGGAGATGACGCATATATTCGCAAGATTTTCGCAGTGGGTGATACGACAGACCATTCGGTTCAAACCCGTGTTCTACAGTCTTACGGAGTTTCTTCTGAGTTTAGGTATAATCTTTCATTTGATGACCTTGACCGTGAGTTATCTGCTGGGAAACCTGTTTGTATTGGGATACTCCATCGTGGTCCTTTATCTTCTCCTACTGGGGGTCACATACTTGTAGTTAGAGGTAAGACCGCATCAGGAGATTATGTTGTAAATGACCCTTATGGTTCTCTCAACGATGGTTATACTGGACCTGTAACTAATGGTAGAAGTGCCGTTTATAAGAGGTCTGATTTAGTCCGTAGATGGACTGTGGACGGTCCTACTACTGGATGGGGTCGTGTATTTACTGCTGTAAAAAAGTAGAAGAGGCATCACAAATTCCTCAAAGTGGTGTCTCTTTAATTAAAGAATTTGAGGATTTCAGTCCAACCGCATACTACGACCCTCATACGGGAAATTTACCTATCACTATTGGATGGGGAAGTACTCGTAATTTTGATGGAAAACCATTCAAGATTACTGATACGATTACTCTTTATCAGGCAAATCTTTTATTTGAACACCAGATTAAAACGGAGTTTCTCCCAGCACTCAGAAGAATTCCTTACTGGGATGAGATGAATGAAAATCAAAGAGGAGCACTTCTTTCTTTTATCTATAACTTAGGTGCTGATTTTTATGGTGAGAAAGGATTTGATACTATCTCTAGAGTATTAAGAGAAAGAAGATGGGATGAAGTTCCTAAGACATTAGAACTTTATAGAAATCCTGGTTCTAATGTTGAGGCAGGATTACTGAGAAGAAGAAAGGTTGAGGGTGCCTTATGGAAATCATAAATAACTAAAAAACATAATAATATGTCTATACCGAATACAACCTATAGAGTTCTTGTAGAAAAAATCGGAGGTCAAAATCCTTCTCAATTTGTCGGAAATGAAGGAGAAGTATTTTATGATCCTGATTCTCCATCTCCTGTTTTAAAACTATCGGATGGAACAACTCCTGGTGGTGTTTCTATCGGTGGAACTGGTGGTGGTAATACTGGAAATATTACTTTTTCTGGCGAAAGGATTATTGGCGATATTAATGATGAATTTGCACTTGGAGCAATTCAACTTACTCCATCATTAGATAATCCAGACTCTGGACAATTATTTGTTACTAATGGACAATATGTAAATATATATCCAACAGTTGCTGATGATGCTCCACATATTCACATTACTGCCGGAACTTTAAGTACTACTTCTAATTATTATGACCCACTTAATAACTATTATAAAGGTGATATTTTCTTAGGGGATGATAGTAATTATTTTTCTGTATTGGGTAATGGAGATGTCCGAATTCAGTCCAGTTCAAATAATGGAGAAATGTCTTTTGGGACAGGTTTGTATGATAGATATTCAATTAGTTTTTATTGTGATGGAAATGGAATAAACCTTTATAATCAGGGTTTGGATTTTGATAATGATTATTCTCTTGCTAGTGGTAGAACAGATTATATTGGTGTCGCATCAAGCAGCATAATTTATACTAGTAAGGTTTATGACAATGAAGTTGGATCAATGAAACTTTTGGTTCAATGTCAAGGAACTAATAATAATTGCCAATTATCTGAACTTTTAATTGTAAGACCTTATAATGGAACTTCAGTTTTTATAAATGAAATTGGAAGAGTCACTGGAATTGGATTAACTGCTCATATTACATTTACTGCTGCTTGGAATGGTAGTTCTAGTGAAATTGAAGTATATGCAGATACTTCAAGTGATCCTGATAATGATCAATGGTCATTTAGAGTTATGCCTATTGAACTTCATCAGTATCAGGATTAAAACTTAAGTAACTTTCTTCCTTTCTTCGCTGGTCTCCTTATAAACCTAAAGACCTCTGCCGGTAATTTCTTCGGCAGAGGTCTTCTATTTTCTAGAAACATTCCATCATTCGTCAGAAGTCTCATTAGGATTAGAATGAGAAGAAGTTTTTTCCTCATTTTGGTCTAAGGTGAGAATGTAATAGAGAAAGTATAATACGGTAATTAAACCAAAGATAAGTAGAATATTTACGGACCAAACAGTATCATTCATAGGTTTTCCTTTTCTACTTTATGTATCCAAGTCTTCAATTCTGAAACATATTTTCTTAATGTTTCTGCTTTTTCTAGATGCCAAGTATCACCACTCTTGAAGTATTCTTGAGTGTGATTATCAATTGCTTTTAGAATATTATGTATCGGAGCATTCCAAGGTTCTCTGATTGGAGTATTCCACTCTCTTGGCATAAATGAGAAGCGGTTTGAAGTATTTAGATTGTAAAGGTTCTTATTTATCGGTGGACACCTGAGTAATTGTCCTTATTGACAGGAAACCCTGACAGTGTTATTATAAATACATCAACGGGTTAAGGAATGTAACAATTCTGAACTCGGTGTCTTGCCCGACCGAGACTAATGGGCAAGTAAAATCCGTCTCTCATATCCACACTGGAGGGTGGTGTGGAGTATAATCTGTAACAGTTCGTACCCCCGGACTCTTATTTACCCTTTAACGAAACAAATGACTGCTACTATTTCACAACAACGTCCCACAAATACCTGGGAACAATTCTGCGAGTGGGTTACTTCCACCAACAATCGTCTTTATGTTGGTTGGTTCGGAACTCTTATGATTCCTACCCTTCTTGCTGCTACTATTTGCTTCATCATTGCATTCATCGGTGCTCCCCCTGTGGACATTGATGGTATTCGTGAACCAGTTGCTGGTTCTCTAATGTATGGCAACAACATCATCTCTGGTGCCGTTGTTCCTTCAAGCAATGCAATCGGTCTACACTTCTATCCCATCTGGGAAGCTGCTTCACTTGATGAATGGCTCTATAATGGTGGTCCTTACCAACTTGTAGTTTTCCACTTCCTCATCGGTGTCTTCTGCTATCTCGGTCGTGAATGGGAACTTTCATACCGTCTAGGTATGCGTCCTTGGATTTGCGTTGCTTATAGTGCTCCAGTTGCAGCAGCATCTGCTGTATTCCTTGTCTATCCTTTTGGTCAAGGAAGCTTCAGTGACGGAATGCCTCTAGGTATCTCTGGAACCTTTAACTTCATGCTTGTATTCCAAGCAGAACATAACATCCTTATGCACCCTTTTCATATGCTTGGTGTTGCTGGTGTGTTCGGTGGTTCACTGTTCTCTGCGATGCACGGTTCTCTTGTAACTTCTTCACTGGTTCGTGAGACCACTGAAAGTGAGTCACAGAACTACGGTTACAAGTTCGGTCAAGAAGAAGAGACTTATAACATTGTTGCTGCTCACGGGTATTTTGGTCGCCTTATTTTCCAATATGCCTCATTCAACAACTCTCGTTCACTTCACTTCTTCCTTGCTGCCTGGCCCGTAGTTGGCATCTGGTTCACTGCTCTTGGTGTTTCTACGATGGCCTTCAATCTCAATGGTTTCAACTTTAACCAGTCAATCGTTGATAGTCAGGGTCGTGTGCTCAATACCTGGGCAGATGTACTGAATCGTGCTGGACTTGGGCTTGAGGTGATGCACGAAAGGAACGCTAGATTTGTTGGTGTTCTTGCCTAGTAATAGGCATTAGTAAAATCGGGTTAAACGGGGAAACTCTCAAGTAGACAATCCCGTACCAAGTCAGAAAGGGTTTAAGTTTTCTGAAAGGTCTAACGACTAGGTAGTGAGTCCCAACAATAATCTACCCACGAATGCCCGACTCCTTAATAACCATAAGGATGAAGAGATAGTCTGAACTTACTGGCGACAGTAAGAAGTAAGAAATAAAGAGTTCTTACGATAACACAATTGCACAACTTCCCACTTGACCTTGCTGCTGCTGAAGCAACTCCCGTTGCTCTCACCGCACCTTCAATCGGTTGATTTAACAACTGAATAGTGGTATAATTAAGAGACCCCAAAGGGTCTCTTTTTTTATAAATAATTGGAAAGTTATGAGCAACATTATGGATTTACATAATCTAGTAATAACTGAATGTGAACGGAGAGGATTAGAACTTATACATCTCCCAGAAAAACTTGTTCGTCGTTCTACTGATGTGGTCGTCAGTTGCCCCTGTACTGGGATAAGAAATATGAGTATAAGAAACTTTATTGTGACTTATGAAAAAGGTGGAGAAGCATTCTGCTGTAAAAGAAAGTCAAAAATTGGAAAAAATAATCCTGCCTTTGGAAAACCAACTTGGAATGCTGGAACTGTTGGAGTATCAAAGAGTTATGGATTTTTTGGTTTTAAGGAAGAGTGGTCGGACAGAGAAGATTACTTATATTTCATAGAAACAATCTATGGAACTTATAAAATTGGTAGGTCATTTCACGGAATAAAATATAGGTTTACTGAAACTATAAAAGAACTTGGTGAATGGAAAGCAACTCATAAAGAAGTGTTTGATTGTGAACGATATATTCTAGATACATACAAGCACTATCAAAAGAAGATTGATGGTATAATTGGTGGGTCTGAACATTTTACAAAAGAATTACCAATTCAAGAAATTGTGGAATATGCAAATCAAAAATTAAGCACTAACACCTATTGACCTCTGTGTTACGGTATGTTAACATAAATATTACAAATCTTAATGGAGGATTAATGGTTTCATCTACACTTTCATTACCAAATCAACAAAGGGGGTGGTTTGATGTTCTGGACGACTGGCTTAAGAGAGACCGTTTCGTTTTTGTTGGATGGTCTGGACTTCTTCTTTTTCCCACTGCTTATCTTGCTCTTGGTGGTTGGCTTACTGGGACAACTTTCGTTACGAGTTGGTATACTCACGGGTTGGCAAGTTCCTATTTGGAGGGTGCAAACTTTCTTACTGCAGCAGTTTCTACTCCAGCAGATTCTATGGGTCATTCTCTTCTGCTTCTCTGGGGTCCTGAGGCTCAAGGGGATTTCGTCAGGTGGGTCCAACTTGGGGGACTCTGGCCTTTTGTGGCACTCCACGGGGCTTTCGCTCTAATCGGTTTTATGCTCCGTCAGTTTGAGATTGCCCGTCTTGTAGGCATCAGACCCTATAACGCAATCGCATTCTCTGGTCCTATCGCAGTATTCGTTTCTGTATTCCTGATGTATCCACTGGGTCAATCCAGTTGGTTCTTTGCTCCATCCTTTGGTGTGGCAGCAATCTTCAGGTTCCTACTGTTTCTTCAGGGTTTCCACAACTGGACGCTAAATCCGTTTCACATGATGGGGGTGGCAGGTATTCTAGGTGGTGCTTTACTTTGTGCTATTCACGGTGCTACTGTGGAGAATACACTTTATCAGGATGGTGAAAAAGCAAACACCTTCAAGGCATTTGAACCAACACAAGAGGAAGAAACTTACTCTATGGTTACGGCAAACCGCTACTGGTCACAAATCTTTGGTATCGCTTTTAGCAATAAGCGTTGGCTTCACTTTTTTATGTTATTTGTTCCCGTTATGGGTCTTTGGATGGCATCTATTGGTATGATTGGTCTTGCTTTAAACTTTAGAGCATATGATTTTGTGTCTCAAGAAATCCGTGCTGCTTACGACAGTGAGTTTGAAACTTTCTACACGAAAAACCAGTTGCTTAATGAGGGACTTCGTGCTTGGATGGCACCTGTAGACCAACCACATCTCAATCTGGTGCTACCAGAAGAGGTATTACCACGAGGAAATGCCTTGTGATAAAATATAATACCCTGCGGAAACGCAAGACCCTTCGGGGTCTTTTTTATTGACTTATCGCCCTAACTATGATATTATATAAATAATAATATATATTCGTAGTTAGGATAATGGCACTAAATAGTAAATCAAAACCTTGTGGAGATTTAGTTGGTAAAAATTTTGGAAGATTGCTGGTTGAAAAAGAAGAGGTTATTTTTAGAAGTGGTAAAAAGAGAATATTTGCTACTTGTAAGTGTAAATGTGGAGGAACAAAAGTATGCGATAGAACTAGTTTGTTAAACGGTAAAACTACAAGTTGTGGATGTTTTGCCAGTGAAAAAACAATAGCATTTAATAAAACTAAAACAAAACCTCCTGGAACTAAAAAAGAAGATGATAGAAGATATAAGATGTTTCATAATGCTCAACACAGAGCAAAGAAAAAAGGAATACCATTCACTATAACTATAGATGATATTATTATTCCAGAAACTTGCCCTTTGCTTGGAATACCTCTTGTATCTACTAACGACAAAAGAGACCCAAGAAATCCTAGTTTAGACCAGATAGTTCCAGGAAAAGGATATACTCCAGATAATATTTGGGTAATATCCTCAAGAGCAAATTGGATAAAGTGTGACGCATCCCTACAAGAACTCCAAACATTAGTAGAAAATCTCAAATGTTTATCACTCTCGCATTATTCATAGGTTTCGGTGTAATTCTCTTTCTTCTGTCCCTTGACTTTTAACCCTCTTCCTGCTAGACTAGAGAACTCTTCGCAGACTTCAAAGATGGTTGGAAAACTTGACCCAGAAGAACGAGTGCTTCCCGAAACATTCGCACAAACCTCTGATGAACCTTATGTTCGTCACGATTATAAACTTCATTATACAACGAAGAAACCAGAAGTGTTTGATAACTTTGAAGATACCCAAAGGACTTGGTTTCAAACTCCAAAACAATTTCTAGATTATGTTGAAGTGCTAGATAAGAAACAACCAAAGAATAAAAAAGCAAAAGGGTTCTGAAATGGAAATTGATTGGATTAATTCTCTGATGGGCATTTATCTTATTTGGTTGGGTCTTAACTACGGAAAACCAAAACAGACGGATGATTAAAAAATAAATAAATTTGAGTTCGGGATACCGTACATGACACTACAAGAAGGATGTCATTCTCTTAAACTTGAATGTGCATTGAGAGAACTTGGATTCGTTGATATTGGATGGAAATGTATTGCTCATGCTGGATTATTTTTCGTTCAACCAGTAGGAATACCTGATGACCCAGAAGGAGACCTTCTGGGATTTTCTGTCTTAAAATCAAATGAAATTATCAAATTATCAATATCTGCTAAGAAAGCACTAGATTATGCTCTGTCAATATGATTAGTTCAGAAACACCTTATAAACTTGCCGAAATACTCCGTGAAACTTGGCCAGGAATATATAAGAAACCACACTTTCGTAAAAATGAAACTGAAATATCTTCTGGCATTACTACCACTACTTCTAACAGCATCTTGTACTCAAGAACCTGAACCCTATGAGATTCATAAGGTTACAAAGAGTAACACAACAATTGACTGTAAGGGTAAAGAATTTAACAACGGAAAAAATACAGAAATTCGTGTGATTTCTGATATAGAAAATATCACAATTAAAAACTGTTCACTTAAGGGTTCCATTCGGGTTTATGGTCTTGGAATGAATGGTGAAGATGAAAAGGTAAAAGAATCTTCACATAAGGCAGGGCATACCGAAAGAGTACAGGCAGCAGCACCTTCTAATGTTATTATTTCCAATATGGTCATTGAGGGTATGAATAGAATTCCTGTTTATCTTGCTCCTGGTGTTACAAAAACAACTGTAGAAAACAATAAGTTTACTGGAACAACTGACTCATCTGTGATTTACTTGGATGCGGAGAGTGCTTATAATACCATTTACAACAATACCTTTGATGTAAGTGGAAACTTTACACTTCGTCAGTTTAGAATTCGTGAAGTCATCGCAGTAGATGGTTCCGCACATAATACCATTTCTGGAAATGATTTTAAAACCGCAGTAGGTGGTGGAGTATATCTCTATCGCAACTGCGGAGAAGGTGGAACCGTTAGACACCAAGAACCACAGTATAATGTAATTGAAAATAATAACTTTAATCTATCAGGATTACATATTGGCAATTATGGTATTTGGTTAGGTGCTCGTAATGGAAATCGTTTCTACTGTAATGCTGATGAAGGTCATAAGTTAGGTAGTAGTATAGATGACCGTGATTTCGCAAACAATAACATCGTTAGAGACAATAAGTTCTCAGGTTCTGACAGAACTGTAAAGAATGATGGCGAAAATAATGTGGTAAAATAAATAATCAATGTCCCCATTTTGGAGTATTAGATGATGGAAGAAAATCTATTTCTTGAAGAAACGCAAAAGAATGTTCTACAATCACAAGATGCTGTAGAGCACGATCCAAACGCAGCACTACGAAATCTTGAAGGTTATACTCCTGTGGGAGGTGCCGAAGATAATACACCTACACTAGAAGTTAATCCTAATAATATTGGTGAAGTTTCCGCAACTTCTCCAGTTCCTACCAGACAAGTTTCAGATTTACCTCTTGAAACTTATGGTGGAACTGGAGACTTTTTAATTGCTCCTGAGGAAGAAGGAGTAGAAGATAATTCTCAAGAACTAGAATTAATTCCACTAGCAGAAACTCCAAATGTTAGGGTTCAAACTCTATCTAATGTTGGTTCTATTCCTGATAATACTAACGATAATCCTGTGGATAGTCAGGAACCGAATGAAGAAGTTGTAGATGAAGTTCCTGAAGAACCAGCACCAACTCCCCCTACTCCACCAGTAGAACCTCCTGCTCCTGAAGATCCTGAGGAACCACCTGTAGAACCTCCTGCTCCTGAAGATCCAGAAGATCCTGAAGATCCTGAAGATCCAGAAGATCCTGAAGATCCTGAGGAACCAGATCCTGAAGATCCAGAAGATCCTGAAGATCCTGAGGAACCAGATCCTGAAGATCCAGAAGATCCTGAAGATCCTGAGGAACCAGATCCTGAAGATCCTGAGGAACCAGAACCTCCTGCTCCTCCAGAACCTGAAGACCCAGAAGACCCTGAGGAACCAGAACCTCCTGCTCCTCCAGAACCTGAAGACCCAGAAGACCCTGAGGAACCTGAAGACCCTGAGGAACCTGAAGACCCTGAGGAACCTGAAGACCCATCAGGTCAAAATCCAGGAAACAATAAGGATGTAGGAAACTCACCTTTTGATGGTATTACTGGAAATTCTGGAAATAATGGAGATAAAACTCCTGGTTCTGGACCTATGGAAGGTGGTGAAGATGATATTGGAGAGCAACCGGGATTTAAAGGAAATGGGCCATCAAATGCTAACGGAAACCAAAATTCTGATGATGAAAATGATAGTGATGATGGAAGAGGTCAGGGACAAAATTCACAAAGAGATAATGGATGGGGAAATGGAGATGACGATGCTCCAGGTGGTTCAAGACCAAATAACAACGCTGAAAATGATGAAACTCCATCTGGAAATTATGATGAACTTGTGAGTAGATTTTTAGAAGAAAATCCTGTAACTCCTACTTTAGATATTTACAACTTTGATGACGATGTTACTTTTGATGAAATTCCTCAAGAATTAATGACTGAATTTCCAGAAATTCCTGAATACGGAATTGGTTATGATGATGATTTTTCCTATGATGATGCTGGTTGATTTTCCTTAACAAATCTGTTAAAATGAGAGGACAAACCTCTCATTTTTTATGACTAAAGAAACTTACGGAAACCCTTATAGGTCTGGCGAAAGGAATATTGATGATTTGCATAAGTCATTAGTTCAAGACCTTATGCGAACTTCAAAGGAAGAAACCAAATACAATTATGTGATGAAAGATGTTTTTCAGATTATGAAAGACCTTGGATGGACTGGCGATGATACTTTTGAAGTTCAGGTTGCTGGAACTTTAAATAAAGATAAGTTTATTGTGATTAAGAATGAAAGTCTTAATCCCCGACCAAATAAGAAAGCACTTCCTCAAGGTCAAGGGAAACCTGTGAATATATAATATAAAATTATATTTTATGGAACCTAATAGTATGCGCCCCCTACTGAATGAGGTAGGGGGATTTATAATAGGAATTCTTACACTTTTAGTTCCTTTAGTTGTGTTACTATGAGCAAATACAGAACCACTTATTATGAACAGTTTTCTTATATTTACATAACACTTAAGGAAACTATAAAAATAATTCTAAATTCTAAATAATTAAAATCGCATTTTTCATATGCCTCTATACGCAACTCCAGAAGAGTGTATGTTTAACCTTGAAACATTTTCTTCTAGTGAGGCAAAGCGAAAATGGAGAAAATCAATTAAAGATCACTGGGGAGAATGTGCATATTGCGGATCTACTGAAAATCTAACCTTGGATCATATAACACCAAGATCTAAAGGTGGAACTGATAGAATCACAAATGTACTGTGTGCTTGTCATTCTTGCAATCAATCAAAAGGTCATGAAAAATGGCATGATTGGTATTTAAAACAAGACTTCTTTACAACTGAACGATTAAGTGATATCATTGAATGGCAAAAGCAAATCTCTGAAAAAGAATTAGTAGTTTACCGACCAAGAAAAATATGAAATTTACAGTTTATTCAAAACATGGATGCCCATTTTGTTCTAAAATTGAACAAGTTCTTAATCTTTCAAACTTAGAACATATTGTATATAAGTTAGATGAAGATTTTACTCGTGAAGAGTTCTATGCAGAATTTGGAGTAGGATCTACTTTTCCTCAAGTTGTGATGAATGATACCGAGCATCTTGGTGGATGTACTGACACAGTTAAATACCTTCAAGAAAATAATGTTATTTAAATGGAAACAACATTTAATGAAGTTTATTATGATGTAGAAAAGGCAATTGACTATGCCTTTCAAGGTAAATTTGTGCTTAAATTTTATGAGTATTTAAAAGTTAAGGGGACTATAAAAAAAGAAGTAGAGCAATTTTTACAAAGTAAAATCATAAACAACATTAATGAAATTATAATAGATCTGGATGAATATATTGCAGGAGGTGCTGATAATCAACACAAACAACTTCGTGAAGCATATGGGCATCTTTCAAAACCTCAAGCAAGAAAAATACGAAATTATCTGAGTACAATTATTGAAGATGCTGAAAAGTATAATTATGACAAAAGAAAAGGAAGGCGAAAAAGCAAAACTAAATAATTCTCAAGACCTCCAAATTAACCGAGGTTTTGAGTTAATGTTAAGACATGATAGGAGGGAGAATCAATCGGAACCAAAATCGTTTCAAGTTCATTTTGGTAAGATGATATCTCTCTTTCAAAGGGAGATGCATTTTCAAATTGATTTTTGTTTTAATATGAAAAAAAAGTAACTCTCTGGAGAAAATAAATGGAACTATCAATCATTCTCACATTTACTACACTTTTTTGTGTAATGTTTCTTTTCATAGGACTGATTGGGGGGTGGATATTTAAACAATATCAAATTGAACGAATATATGGAATTCGTAATATACATCCAGAATTTTTTGATGGAAACGGAAATTTAGTTCCTGATGAAGTCTTAGCAGTTAGATTTGAAGAAGGATTTTTTGATGATGAGGAGGAAGAAGTTGAAGATGATTGATAAATAATCCGAATTGTACTATAATAGAATTAACTCATTGAATAATTATGACTGTAACAAAAACAAAGACGGAAAGACCAATTCCAAAACTTCAACCAAATCCCTTTCAATATGAAATTTTGGAATTGGCTTCAAAACAAAGAAGTAATGCCAAAAAAGTAGAAGTACTTAAAGATTATCGTAATGATGCTCTTGTGAGTCTTTTAATTTGGAATTTTGATGAAAGTGTAGTTAGTATTCTTCCTCCAGGGCCAGTTCCTTATGCGGATCCAAATGATCAATCATCTGTAGGGGGAAATCTTACTGATCTAATTGATAGTAAATCAAAGAATACTAATTTAAGAAGTGGTGCTTATGCTGGAACCGATGAGGTAATGAACAAACAGCATACTTCACTTCGTAATGAATATAAGAATTTTTATCTTTTTGTGAAAGGTGGGAATAACGAATTGTCTCAAATTCGTAAGGAAACTATTTTTATCAATATGTTACAAGGTCTTCATCCTCTTGAAGCAGATCTTGTTTGTCTTGTAAAAGATAAAAAACTTACTGATAAATATAAAATAAGTTGGGATATTGTTAAAGAAGCATATCCCGACATTCGTTGGGGAGGTCGTTCATGACCCAAGTTGCGGAGAAAGAAATGGCACAATGGACTCCAGAAGAGAAAAAAGAAGTACCATCACAATACGGATGTGAACTTCTATTTGAAAGAACTACTCTGCAACAGATTAAAGATCCTTCTTTACCTTCAGATGCATATATTGTTGTGTATCGTGTAAATAATGAGACCTTTATGGATTTATGTAGAGGTAGAAGAGTGAATATATTTGATATGTATTATGATAAATTTGGCCCTGGATCTGTTCAAAAAATAGATTGGGGATATGGAAAAACAAATCCCAGACTATGGGGAAATGCTAAAAAGTCTGAAGGTAAAAAGAAAAAATGAGTGAAGGTTTTAACAACAAAATTAAAGTAGAAATTGATCAAAGTGAAGTTGATAAACTACTTAAACAATACAAGAAAATAAAAAAATATATGAAATCTCCATTATATCAAGTAAAAAAGATTGATGGAACCGAAAAAGTTGTGTCGGAACTTTTAAGCGAATACTACGATAATCCAATTGAATAAATGGGTAAGCACTTTTTATTAAATCTCTATGGATGCTCATTCGTTCTTTTGAACGATGAGCATTTTCTTATTGACCTACTAGAAAACGCTGCATCTGCTAGTGGGGCAACAGTGTGTCAAACAATTTACAAGAAGTTTGATCCACAAGGAGTCACGGTATTGTGCTTACTCTCAGAAAGTCATATTAGTATTCATACTTGGCCGGAAGAAGGCAAAGCTGCATGTGATGTTTATACCTGTGGAGATTGCAATCCAAAGATTGGGTGTGACATCATTATTGAGCAATTATATGCTCAGAGTCATACTATGAGTTACATTGAAAGATAATTGTAACAAATGTTACAAAAATACTTGACTAACTAGAATAAGAGTGTTATGGTACTCTTATCGTTCATCTGCTATTTGCGAATAGCAAATAGAGACGGAAGTAGGGAAACCGAAGGAACGCACCTATACCCATAAGTAAAGGAGCAGACCTATGAAAATCGCTTTCGTTCAATATCTAAAAAATAAGGTCAAAAGAAAAGCAAAACTTCATAATGCCGAACTTAATATGGCAAAAAAGCCACAAGTCGCGTGATTGAGGACTATTATCACGAAAAAGACCCAGACGACAGAAAACCTGCCTGCTATCTTTTAACCTATCGTGGTCATAAGTATTGGCACTGTTATGGAATACACTTGACGGAGTGGTTTGAGAAAATCTTTAAAGTTGAGAGGGAGGATTGACACTCCCTCTTTTTTTGTGTAGAATGTTGGGAGACAATCAAAACAAAATGGACAGAGAAAAAGTAAAACTGATTGTGCGAAATATGGAACTTTTACTTGATGCTTTGAAGCAAGAAGTTCAAGATATTCCCGAATCTCAATCTGACTATGTAAGTGCATTTCCATATATAGATGATGATGTTGATGAATATTATTCCGAGGAGGAAAACGATGTATGAAAATTTAACTCCTTATGAAAGAGCACTTGCTAGATTTGGAGATAAGTGTGCTCTGATTGCTGGTCTTGAAATTGCAGATAAAATTTCACCAGAAGAAGCATATCAGCAGATAAAAGATATGTATAAAGAACTTAAAAAACTTCGTAAACAAGAAAAAGAAACTTGGGAGATTGAAACTGAATGAAACCTATTAAAGCAAAAGACCTTCTAGAATTTGATAAAAACCTGCAGGTTCAAGTTCTGCAGTGTTATGCTGTTCCGGAGCAAGTCATTTACCAGGCAGCAAAATGCGACTACTCAGAAACCCCCATCCATGAGCAAGAGATTCCAACACCCTCTAAGTGTGGTGAGTGGGTCGTAGAGCGTCTCCTGAGCAACGAGAAGGGGCATTGGGGCCCACTAGAGCATCCAGGCATCACATTTTCCGTTTCAGGGTATGTCCATAATGTAGCGATGCAAGCACGAACTCATCGTGTTGGTGTTTCCTTTGATGTTCAATCTCAACGATATACTGGTAAGCGTGTCGTAAAGGTTGCAAGTGGAGAACTTAACCCCGAGGATGTATTCTATGTTCGTCCTCCAGGTTTCTATACCAATCGTTATGGTAAGAAGTATGAATGGACACTTGGCGACTATCAGGATGAACTAGATTTCATTTACGAAGGTTGTAAGCGTTATGCAGCAAAATACGAAAAAGGAATGTGTGAAGAACACATTAGGGATTATCTTGCACAAGCAATTCGTCAGAACTTTGTGGTTTCTTTTAATCTGCGTTCTGTCCTCCATATTATGGATTTGCGAGCAAAGATGGATGCCCAACTA